CAGGTATTAATATATCTGCAGCCAACATTGAAAGTCTTGGAAATAGTGCAGTATTTATTCAAGGAACCCTAACAATAGGTTCTGCTGCAACTAATGCAGTATTAAATGGATTAACTATTAATACTCTTGATGTTACAGGAACTGCTAATGCATATGTAAATAATTGTTCTGTTCAACTTGCAACAAATAAGAGCTCTAGTGGTAGTTTATTTGTTAAAGGTGCAAGAAATTCAATCACTTCTACCATATCAATTACAGGTTCTTCACAAACTCGCTTTGATGAGTGTGCTTTTGTAGGTATTCCTACAATAAACAATGGTTCTGCTATAGTAACTTTTAGAAATGTTCAAAGTATTGGCACTGTAATTAACACAAATGGTTTCACATTCCTTGTTGATTCATCAGTATTTTCTTCTGCTACATATCCAGTTAGTTCTGCTGCTGGACAACTTGCAATGTTTAATACTCAGGTATTTAATTCAGTTGGAACAACAACACAGCCAGTTTCAGTAACTGGTGGATCTTATACAATAATTAACTGTCCAATTAACTTTAGCACTTCTGTATTTACTGGTGCAACTGATTTGTCTAATTCTTCAACATTTGGACCAATTTTTATTGATGGAATTGCTATTAACAATGGAGCAGGAACTGGAACTAATAATTTAGCTATTGGTTCTTCAGCATTATCAAGTAATACAAGTGGGTCTAATAACCTCGCAATTGGTAATACAGCACTAGGTTCTAATCTAACATCAAGTGACGGACTTGCTTTTGGAAATAGAGCCCTAGCATCTCAGACAACAGGAAGCGCTAATATTGCTATTGGAGCACAGGCTTTAGAGAATGTAACTACTGCACTTAATAATACTGCAATTGGTTATCGCACTCTTCAAAACAATGTGACTGGTAATGGAAATATTGCTATAGGTTCACAAGCACTTAACAATACAACCAATGTTAATGGTAACACTGGAATTGGAAATAGCAGTCTTATTGCTAATTTTACTGGAACATTTAACAGCGCAGTTGGTGGAGCAGCCTTAATTTCCACCATTGCTGGTACGGGAAATACTGCTTATGGCCAATCAGCATTTACAAACTTAACAGATACAGTTGCTACACTTGGAGCAATTACTGGTGGTTCTGGATATACTGATGGATCTTATACAAATGTTAATTTAACTCCTAACCACTATGTTGCTTTTGCTACAGGAAATATTACTGCAGATATTACAGTATCAGGTGGAGCCGTAACAGTAGTCACAATGGTACTTGGCAGAGGTGTTAGAAATGGTGCAATTCTTTCAATTGATACTGCAACTGCTCCCGCAGGATTATTAACTGGTTCAGGATTTAGTGTTCCTGTAGCATCAGTCAATGTTTCTTCACAAAATACAGCAATTGGAAGAAACGCAGGAAGAAATACTATTCAAGCATCTAGCAATACATTTGTTGGATTTGAAGCAGGATCAAATGCCACTGGATCATTCAATGTGTTTCTTGGAAATACAGCGGGGCAGAATGAAACAGGCAGCAATAAACTCTATATAGATAATAGTAATACAGCAACTCCATTAATTGGTGGAGATTTTGCAGCAAATACTGTAACTATTGGTGGAACATTAACTGCTAATAGTCTTATTACAGCTGGTGGCCTTTCAACACAATATGTTAAGGGTGATGGATCATTAGATTCAACATCGCCAGTAGGTGCTACAGGCCCAACAGGTCCTACAGGACCAACAGGCCCTACAGGAGCAGGCTCAACGGGTGCTACAGGCCCTACGGGCTCTACAGGCCCTACAGGAGCAACAGGAGCGACAGGACCAAACTACGGTGGTGGTGGATATTTAGCCAACATTCTAGGAAACTTTGGTTCATTATTCACAACAACTACAAGTACAAGTCAAACTGCGTTCCATTTCCCATGGACATTGGCAAATGATGGCAATGGTCCAGATAGAATTCAATCTTACTATAATGCAGGCGCAGGAGTTGGCGATTATAGTGGAACCGCAGGAACCAACTTCATTCCACTTAACTCTCCAGTAGGAACTGGTATGCTGTTTGGAAACTATTTAGGTATGGATACTGCCTATTCAGGTGGTGGTTCATGGGTTTCAACAGCAAATAATGGAGGATCCTTGTCTATGTGGATAAGAAGAGCAGCACCTCCAGCAGCAACAATTGATAACTGGATTTATACATACACTAACTCAAATAATAATATTGACAATGCAAAAGCAAGAATTCTTACTACTGGCGTTTTTACATTTAATCCTAGAATGTCAGTAGCAACAGGAACAGAAATAACAACAGGGATAGATGTATGTGATGATGTATGGCATAATATTGTATTTACATATCAAAGAGATAATGGAAATATGAAGTGCTATGTAGATGGAGTTTTGCAGCAAACTCAAACTGATTACCCAATTAATGGAGGCTTAGGTTTTCAAAATACATCAGTTGGAGCAAAAAATACAGCATTCGGACCAGTAACATTTGTACAGGATCTATTAACTGCTTCAGAAGTTTTGGACCTATACGAGAGTTCATTTACACTTTAGGAGATGCAGTAAAATGATAAATAAAACAATTAAGGGAAAAGGTAAATTATGAGTCTATCAAAAAGACTAAAGTCATCTGGTGAAGCCAGAGATATGAACAGTCAATATATACTTCCATTGATTCCACCTCGTCCTTTATTTGGTGTAGCCAATACTGGTACATATGTTGATACAGAATCTGCTATTCGCACATCTACCGTTTATGCATGTGTAAGATTACTTGGAGATACTATTTCTTCATTGCCAATGGGTGCCTATGTCCGCAGAGGACGCAATCGTTTATCTTATGCATCAGTTTATGGAGATGTTCCAGCATGGATTAATACTCCAAACCCAGAACAAACAAGACTAGAATTCATTGAGCAAGTAATTACTTCTATGCACCTACATGGTAATGCATTTATTTTGACGGTACGAGATGATAATAACGAAGTAACAGAACTATATGTATTAAACCCAAATGAAGTAAGAATTGAAAGACCTATTCCAGGAGAACCACTTGTCTATAGAGTTAAAGATATAGATAACAACTTATATGATCAAATTCTAACAAGTAATGAAGTTCTTCATATTCCACTATTTAGAATGCCAGGATCATATTATGGCTTAAGCCCAATTGGTGCTTGCCGTATGTCTGTTGGTATTGCACAAGCTTCTGACACATATGCTGCATCATATTTTGGTAACGCTGCTAATCCTGGTGGAGTTATTGAAGTTGCAGGAGAATTAAACGCAGAACAAGCAAGAGATATTGCTACTAACTGGCAAGAATCACACTCAGGTCCATATATGGCTGGTAAAGTTGGTATTCTTTCTGGTGGTGCAGCATTTAAGCCACTATCACTAAATGCACAAGATGCACAGCTACTTGAGGCAAGAAAATTCAATGTAGAAGATATTGCAAGAATCTTCCGTGTTCCACTGACACTACTAGGACACCCTGTTGCAGGTGCTATGTCCTACTCATCTGTAGAAGCACAGAACCTTTCATTTGTCCAGTATTCATTGCGTTCATTGCTAGAGCGTTTGGAACAATCACTATCTCCACTACTTCCTGAGTCAGATGGATTTATTAGATTTAACCTTGATGCACTTTTGCGAGGAACAACAATAGAACGCTTTGACGCATACACAAAGGGACTAAGAGAAGGCTTCTTGTCACTAAACGATGTAAGAAACTACGAAGACCTATCATCACTTGGTGATTCAGGAGATCAGTACAGACTTCCTCTACAAAACATTGATGCTTCACAGGCACCACTTGTTGGAGATAAGATGAAGGCTGAGATTGCATCTATCCTTGTCCAGGTTGGTTACAACCCAGATGATGTTGCTAAGATGCTAGATATCTCAGAACTAACTCACACAGGACTTCCTTCAGCACAACTACAGCAAGTATCCCTAGTTGATCCAACAGATCCAAAGGCTGCTTACAGTGATGAGGTCAAGGAATAATGCCAGTAGACAATGTTCCAGAGTTCATTAAAAATAATGCACAAAGAGGTCTAGACTATCTGTCAGAAGGTTTTGGCGGAGATGGCTTAACTGAAGGAACAAAGTCTGCAGCGAGAGAGATGGCAAAAGGCAATATCTCTGATGACAAAGTAAGAAAGATGGCTCCTTGGTTCGCAAGACACAAGGCAGATGGACAAGCACCACAGAACAAAGACTCTTCAGACCCAGGATATCCTGGTGCAGGATTAGTTGCTTGGCTGCTTTGGGGTGGAAATGCAAACTTTGATGATGCTGCTCAGGACTGGGCACAACGCCAAATTGATAAATTAGATAATGAAACTAATAAAGCAAGGAGTAAGATGAAGAAGACAGAACGCCGTACCTTTACGGTCAGAGACATAGAGGCAAGACAGGCAGACGACGGTACTATGCGTATGGCAGGTTATGCTGCTGTGTTTAACGAAGCATCTGTTCCTCTGCCATTTATTGAGAAGATTGCTCCTGGAGCATTTAGAAAGACACTATCTGAGACACCAGATGTTCGTTTATTGGTTAACCACGAAGGATTACCTATGGCCAGAACCAAAAACGGTACAATGAGATTGTCTGAAGATGAAAAAGGACTATTCTTTGAAGCAGAACTAGCAAACACACAAGAAGCAAGAGACCTATATACACTTGTTGAGCGTGGTGATGTTGATCAAATGTCGTTTGCATTTAGAGTTATCCGTCAAAATTGGAGCAAAGACCGTTCAGAAAGAACTCTTACAGAGGTAAGCCTTTCTGATGGAGATGTATCAATCGTCACATATCCTGCATATACTGCAACTTCTGTAGAAGCTAGAGAATTAATTAAGAGAGCCATGAATGAAAT